GATATTTTTTTTACCTAATACCCACCTTATTTAAAAAAACTAGGGGTATAAGAGTAATTCTAGGGAAGAATCCCCCTACAACTTCAAAATTAAAATAATTACTTAACAAATAATACTCCCTAGAATACATTTAAAATAAAAACTATATGTTTAGAGAAGTCACAGAGGACCAACCCATACTTAACGAATACGTGCTAATAGAAAAAAATGGCTTCATAACTATTTCTCAATGGCTAGGCGATAGATTCGACATACAACCAACCTCCAACCTACCTTGGTTTAATAAATACGAGAGAATAAGGAGCAACGACCCGCCCAATAGATGGATGCCGTTACCTGAGGTAGCCAATGCCTGAGAAGACACCGAAAAAGATGGGCCGGCCCGAAAGAACTTACGATAAAAGCATATTTGAGGGGTTGTGTGAGGTGCAGTGCACAGTAGATGAGATTGAATCCATTCTACACACCAACCAACGCACATTAGACAAGTGGTGCAGAAAGATATACGAGGAGAGTTTTAGCACAGTATATAAAAGATACTCTAACGACGGCCGCAAGTCCCTTAGACGATACCAATTTGCATTAGCAAAACGGAGCGCTACTATGTGCATTTGGCTAGGCAAACAATGGCTGGGCCAAACAGATAAATTCGACCTATCACAAGACCAACAAAACGCCGTATTAGGCAAACTCAGGGATCACCTAAATGACCGATTCATCGAAAACGATAAACCTCACCCAAAAGCAACTGAACTCGATCAAAGCGTCTAATGCCCACATTAACATTTGGGAAGGCGCTGTTAGATCAGGAAAGACGTTTTGTTCTCTATTAAGATGGCTACAATTCTGTTTAAATTGCCCCGATGATGACTTAATAATGGTGGGCAGATCCTCTCACACTATCTATGAAAACGCGGTCAAATGGTATGAAGAATTCTTCCCCACAATAACAACCTATCAACCTGGTAATCAAATACTTATACTCGGAGATAAGCGAATTAGGCTTATTGGCGCCTCCGATCAATCCTCTTATACTCGCATAGCTGGTAACACCCGATCAGGCGCTTACGTGGATGAGGCGTCCTTGATACCATGGTCTTTCATGAAGATGTTAGATCAACGTTTATCTAGGCCTTATTCTAAAATGTTTTGTACCACTAACCCCGATAGCCCATACCATCCTTTAAAGGAATGGATAGATAAAGCAGACAACAAGAACTTTTCAGTCTTCCACTTCTCCTTTGATGACAACCCTTACTTATCAGATGACTACAAAAACCGACTAAAAATAACTAACACTGGACTCTACTACAAACGATACATTGACGGTGTATGGTGTCAGGCAGAGGGGGCAATTTACGATTTCTTCGACGAGGAGCTTCACACACTGAGCAAGCCTCCATCTTATGCGAAATACTACATCATTGGCATAGACTATGGCACCATCAACGCAACAGCATTTTCAATGATAGGGGTAAACGACGAAGTAAGTCCACCTCTATGGCTGGAAAAGGAATTCTATTATGACTCAAGGAAGATAGGACGCCAAAAAACAGACTCTGAATTTGCACTTGACTTTGAGAAATTCAAGGAACTGTACAATGTTAAAAACATTTATATAGACCCCTCCGCTGCTAGCTTTAAGCTTGAACTAAAAAGGAGGGGCACTCGAACCCTAGATGCCAATAACGATGTAATAGATGGTATTCGAAGTGTTTCAAATTTCATGTCCAATCAGCAATTTAAAATACTAGACACCTGCAAGGACACCATAAGGGAAATACAATCGTATGTATGGGATGAAAAAGCCTCTGAACGGGGTGACGACAAGCCCGTTAAGAAATCCGACCACTTACTAGACTCCATTAGATACGCTCTACACACTCATTTTGGTAAGAAAATGTCCATAAAGATTAAGACTGATCACGAAAAAGAAGTCGAAATGATCAAGCGTTTCAATACCTCTTATGAGAAAAACACAGGCCTACCCTGGGGATACCAGCCCTATGGATAAATTAGTTTTGATACTTTTGCTACTTATAATATAATACTTCCCAAAAGGAGTTTATCAATGGAAATATGGATACAATTTGGAATAACTCTAATCACTACCGCGGGTTTATTCCTATGGGTTCGCACTGAATCTAGAAATGATTTCAGAAAGTCTGAGGAGGAAAGCAAACAAATTCGTAGGGATTTGGTTGATGTTATGAGAGAATCAAAGGAAGACTGGAAACAGTTCAATGAAAAATGGGCTCAAGAGTCTAGACAATTTAGAGAAATATGGGCTCAGGAATCCAAGGATTTTCACGGAAGATTGTGTTCTATTGAAGAGAGACGAATAAAGGAGAAGTAATATGGAGTATTTAGGAATTATAGTTGCAATGGTAGGTAGTATTATTGCGTTAATTGCCGTGGTTATTGCGCTTTTTTTATGGACAAGGGCAGAAGCTCGTAGCGATGCACGCCATAATGATTCAAAGTTAGAGTCTACAAGAGAGCTTGTTAGAGCTATTCATTTAGAGGTAAAAGACTTTCACGGAAGACTATGCTCGATAGAAGAAAGAAGACTAAAAGACAAGTAAAGAGATAATACTCCCTTCAAATACTACTTTAACCCTGTTTCTTTTGTAGCCTTCATTAGATCTTCTTTTGTAAATTGAGCAAACAAAGAAGTTACAAAGTTTTGATATCTTTCATCCAGTCTAGCAAACCTTTCCTCACTTTTAGCTTCTATCTTAGCTATTTTATTGTGAATCTCTTTCATATCTCTTTGAAAATCCTTATGCTCCTTTCTTATCTCTCTAATCTCTGTAGCGCTTTCCCTTCTAGACCATAGGAACAGTCCAAAAACCGAAACGACTATCGTAAAAACTTGAATCCAATTCATTTTACCTCTTTTTTTGATGTAGAGTATACCACACACACCTATTGTTTACACATGTTTTAGTAATATGTTGATTTATTATGTTTTTTTAAGCATGTTGTAAAAAAAACCTTATGAGTCAAATAAGCGTTCATCCTGACATATCCATCCCAAGAAGATTTGAGTATCTTCAACGCCCAGAAAGCCCTCCTATGCCTTGCATAAAAGAGGAAGATGAAATTGAAAGAATGGCGTCAGACATTCTTCAATACCATGAATTCACCCAACTATTTATAGAGCATAATGAAAGAAGCTTTATTAAGAAATATTGCGTAATACTGTGAATTAAATTATTTAGTATGTTTTTTATTAAGTAATACAATTGTAGAATCTCTCCCCTTTAAGGAGAATTTATGATTGGATACTATGTTTTACCATCTCAAGGATTAGGAAATCAACAACCACTATTGCCCCATGAAGTTGGGGATCTTAGAAGAGTTGTAAAGGCCATGGCGTGTGTTGTAGCAGCTCTTTCGTTCATTGGTATAACTGCTCTTCATGTGCAATGCTCTCAAGACAGAGACTGTAACGATAGCTTCGCAATGCTCTTGAAAGACAGATGGTCTTGGAGTTCTATCGGATAGTTTTATATAGTAATTAATTGTTCAATTTGTATTGTTGTTGTAAAGTAATTTTTTTAATACAATACATACATGAGCGAAAACTTCTCCACCTCCTCCCTTCAAGGCTTGAATAAAGACAATGCCGTCCCCATATTAGAAGGTCTCTATGGAAAATACGCTTCTCTTACCCAGCAGCGGTGGAGAGAATGGGATATAGATAAGCGTTTTTATGCGGGTGATCAAAAGTACGTAAACCAATATTTTTCTTTCAATCCTGGAATCAACTGGAATAATTTTACATTCAATATCATTCAGCAACCTTGCAACATGGTAACGGGCTATCAACGACAACACCGAAAAGACATTCAATATACACCTGTAGAAGGGTCAGACCAAAAGACAGCTGATCAATGGTCCCAGGTGATAAAAACTATAAATAAACAACATCATATTGACGAGAAGTTCTCGGATGCTTGTGAAGAAGCATGCACGGGCGGTATGTGTATGTTACAACCTTATTTAGACTTTTCAGACGATCCCGTCAATGCAGATATGAAACTAAGGCTGTGGCCAGGATCCTCGTTTATGGCTGATCCCTACTTTAGGGAGCCTGATATGAGCGATGGAAATTTCATATGGTTTCAGCAGTTTATATCTAAGGAAGAGGCTATGCTTAAAATTCCCGACTTTGCAGATGAAATAAGAAGAATGAGCGGCGTCTCTTCTAATCCTTCTAGAGGGCGTTTTTATTTCCTACCTGAAAACTACAATGTTACTAGAAATGATCTTTTGGTTATGAGCATTTTTTATTATAAGTCTTCACGCAAAAAGAAGGTTTTATATAACAGGCTCACTGGGGAAGTTAGTGACTTTGTAGGATCTGATAAGGAAATAAAAGCCTACGCTAGAACTGATAGAAACCTTGAGATTATCACTCATGATGTTCCTACTTGGAAAAACGTAACCTTAGTCAATCACTTGGCTGTATATGACGGAGAAAACCCCTTGGGCGTAGATGACCCCCCATGCGTTCCTATTTTCTGGAATTACAACCCAGAGATGCCTACTCCAGGTTTGCAGAATAGGTCTTTAATACGGTCACTTAGATCCTCCCAATTCCTTCTAAACCGTAGAATAATACTAAACCATGATATCAGTGAGTCTAGCATAAATTCAGGTTGGATTATGCGGGAGAACTCTGTTGCCAACGAAGAGGTTTTAGGTAAGGTTGGTCAAGGTAAAAACATCATCTTGAAAGAGGGGGAAAATGAGGACAAGCCCATTGAGGCAATTATTCAAAAGATTCAACCCAATATGGTTCCCCCGTCCGATATGGAGCTTGCTAATCAGTTAGTCGACCTGGTTTATAAAGTATCTGGGGTAAACGAAGAACTATTGGGGGCTGCCGATGATGATAAAGCGGCGCTTCTTTCCATGCTAAGACAAGGAGCGGGTCTTGTAACTCTGCAAAAATACTTTGATCAATGGGATAGATCCTTGATGCTTTTAGGTAAAATGCAAATGTCCATAGTACAGGCTAACTGGTCACCTTTTAAAGTATGGCGCATACTTGGCGAGATCCCTACAGAACAATTCTTCTCCAAGAACTTCCAAAAGTATGATGCTATTGTTACAGAAGGATTGAATACCCCTGTTCAAAGACAACAAACTTTTCATGTTTTGTTTCAGCTATTCCAAGCGGGCCTTCCTGTAGACCCTCAATTCTTAATAGATATATTAGATGTTCCAGGGAAAAGCAAACTTAATGAGTATATGGCACAGAAAGCAGAGCAAGAGCAAGAATTCAACCAGCAACAACAAGCGATGCAACTTGCTATGGCAGATGCCGACCTTACTAACAAGCAAGCAGACTCTATGTTTAAACTATCAGGGGCAAGAGAAAGACAGGGAAGGACTGAGTCTAACATTGGTCTTTTTGAAGAGAGGTTGTCTCAAATTATACATAATAGGTCTATGGCTTTGAAAGATAAGATAGAGGCATTAAAAAATTTACTTGAACTTATGGAAAGATATGGAATATTAGACTCAGGTATAGGAAACCAAGTTTTAAAGAGCGTTATGAGCGAGCAAATCGAAGAAGAAGATTTTGAGAAACTAGAATCGAAACAAACTGCAATGGCTAATAACATGCGCTCACAAAACCCGCAATTATTTAAATTGTTGCAACAATGAGGAAAACAAAATGGAAACAACAAAAAAATCAGGAAAAATGGGAACTCCATTTTCTATGGATTCTAAAATAAAGCAAGTGCCTGAATGTTCTGGCATTAATAGCAGCTGGTCTTACCCAGATACCCAAGAGCAAGTATATCAAACTCAACAAGAGTCTGTATCTAAAGCTAAGGGGCAAATGAGTGACCAAAGCTACATGAGGAACTAAGATGGCCAAGAAGTCTGGTAAAGAGTATTTCGGTTACAGCATAAAGAATCTATCTCGACAGAAAGTGCTTCCTTCTACGGAGCCTACTTTGTCCGAGTATGATTATGCTAAGGGATACTACAATCCTATGGAAGTGGGTGCGGGGAAACCGAAGCCAATGCCAAAAGGACCAAAAGGAAAATTTTAGCTTTTGAAGGTAGCGTCGTTAAAAGTATGCTTTAAGCTTGGTGCATTCCAAGGCCTTCGTTTTATAAGGGGGAACTATGGACGAAGTGGATATTTCTATAGACAGCGAAGCGCGGTCTGTAAAAAAGTACTTGGATAAAAACTTTGAAAGAATAGAGAAGAAATTACTCTCTAAGGTTTCATCTTTTTTAACTAATTTAGACAAGTCTCTTAATAAGAAATTGTCTGAACCTGTAAAGAATATTAATTCTGCTTGCATAAGAATAGAGAAACTGGAGGAATCCTTTTATTCTATTACTAAAATGTTGGGTAATTTAGATAAATTCTTTAACAAAAAGCTTTCTGAACCGATAAATGAGATGAAGGACTTTTGCTCTAGAATAGAAGATTTAGAAGAATCTTTTTCGATAATTTTTCATAACATCAAGAGAAATCAATTTTTATATTCTAAGTATCCCGAGGAATGGTGGGAAACTAATTACATTAATTTTAAAGAAAGTCTTAAATTGCAAAATGAGGACTATTTGAACTTTTCAGGAGTAAATTAAAAATCATGAAGGATAAGGTGTCGAAAAAAGCTATAAAACACCTCAAAGGAGATATGAAAGGTTATCGTAAAGAGATGAAGACCTTGTCGGAAGAGATTGGGGAGGATAAAGAACTTATAAAATCTATTAAAGGAAACAAAATGAAAAAACAAGGTTATAACGATAGACTTGACGAGAGTATTGGTGAGAGAAATAAAGGAAAGAAGAAACAATCTATGAAATCTCGTAGAGATGAATCCAAGGGAATGGAAAAAGCAGAAGGCAAGAGATCCTACAGCAAAGTAAGTTCAATGGATAAAGGAAAAGGAAAGAAATGAGTCACGGTAAGGTATCTATTGGCAAAGGAATGAAAGTTTCTAGAGCTCAGGAAAAAAAGATGGAAAAGAGGTCAGGTGGGTCTAATGTTGGAGAATATAAGACCGTGAAAAGAAAGGACTTTGCAGGTCCAAAAGGCGGGGCTCCTTCAGGCTCTTACCCAATAAATACTTTATCTAGAGGAAAATCGGCCTTAAAACTAGCTCATAACGCTCCTAATCCTTCGGGAATTAAATCAGCGGTATATAGTAAGTTTCCACAGCTTAAAAAGATAAAATGATTGAGCTAAATATAAAAATTAAAGGTGACGATCAAACCTTAAGTAAAAGATTTTTAGTGTATGAAAACATTGTTCTCTCAAATGAAAATGAGTTGTTACAAAAACTTGTTACCGATACTATGAAAGACTTTCACGGGGATGTGGATGACGTTTCCTTAACAGCAAAAATGGTTTGGTAATATGAAAAAAGAAGATAATGATTGGAAAATAGGTAGAGACATGATTCGCCGAGATAAGTGTGACGCTGAATATGATAGGCTGGTTCGCATTAATGGAGAATCGTATTGGGTTCCTAGCTCTGTAGCTTGCTTATCTCATGCTATACTACTTCTAGTAGATGCTACTAACGATAAATGAGTTCAAAATTATTCTAGATGATTAAATTCTTTTATAGAATCTAGATTCCACACACATCCACTTGCGCAATCCCATCCATGGTACCAAAAAAAACATGTATGAAATTGTAGGTTCCATTGATATGGAGATATAATGATTCCATCATATTCTTTAGATATGACACTCCATGCAGGATAACTAACCCCTTCAGATAATCTCTTACATTCTTCTATGGGTATTTTTAAATTTTCTGATATTCTTATTATATCAGGATAATGAAAATTTGTTTTGTATTCACAGAATTCTTTTAAACGATTAGGTATATACCAATATTTTCTCCAAAAATCTAATATTTCTTTTTCACATTTTAGATAAAGTATCTTTGCATTTTCTTTGAATTTAATTTCATGTGAACATCTAAGTCTATCTAATGCAAATTCTCCTTCTTCACACCATTCTTTCCAACCTATATTATTACTGTTATCCGTGTTCTCAATACTAAACCATAATCCTATTGGTTTATGATAATTAAGTCTTTTTGAGGATTCTTCTTCTGAATTATCATAAACTCTAGATTCTAGTTCTTTAATAGGTTCTTTTGAATAATGTACGAATTTCACTTATGTATTGTCTTTGCAATTCTTAAAAATGGTGTAGATATAGCCGTCACAATCATCTTTATGGCATAACTTATTATAATAATAGGCCATATGCTATGGACAATCCCATATAGGGCCAGGACAGAGAACATAACTGTATCTATGATATTAGAGAATACTAGGCACACAAATACCCTAGTAGAAAAGTATTTCGTAGTAATCTTCTTTAGGAAGTTGAATATGTATAAATCTATTTTTTGTACTAGAAAGAATGTTGTAATAGAAGCTATAGCAATTCTAACACTAGGATTTAGTAGGGCTTCATAGAAATAGTGTGTCTCATCAAAGGCATTTGGTGTATAGATCAAGTGTATTTGTCCTAGTATAACAAACATTATCATGCCAAAGAAACTACTCCAAATAGCTTTCTGTGCAATAGTATTTCCATAGAATTCCCTTAATAGATTTAATGAAAGGAAAGCTCCAATAGCAAAAACATCACTAGATGTTACAGACATACCAAATAAATCTATCTGCTTAAAAACAAAGAAATTAGCGAAAAAGATTTGAAGCACATGAAATACTTGAAGTAGTAGTTTCCCCTTACGAAAGGATATAAGTAAAAATGCAAGGTTTACTATAAGGTGTAAGAAGAATATTAGTTCGTTTTTCATCTAAGATTGCTTAGTTTTCCAATGGTTCTTCGTGATCGTTTTTAGGATTAATAATAAATCGAGGTCTAGTCATTTGAGTGATTTGACCTTCTATGTTAGAAAGTCTCCTATCTATCCCGTTAATTTCCTTACGAACTTCTTTAAACTCGCTAGACGTTTCCTTTCTCATTTGAGTCAATTCCTCGAAGACTTTGTCGAATCTCTCGTTTACTTTGTCGAATCTCTCGTTTACTTTGTCGAATCTGTCATCTATTTTACCAAACTTTTTGCTAAATAGTCCATATACCCCTAGCAGAGTAGTCCCCACCGTACCAATCGCGGTTAATACTAATATAGCAATATCTGTCAATTCCATGATTTCACCTAATTTGCCCTCTTTAATAACATAACTTCATTTTTTAGTTTATCATTTTCTATCCTTAGGTGTAGTACTTCTTGAGAAAGTCTTACTGCAACTTCATGATACTGCCTAGCCCTCATCATCCTAGTAATAGCACCATTTAAATTTAAGGATCTGTCTTGCGAAGCATTAGAGAATTTAATTATTTCTGATGTTTGAATCTCTTGAGACTGTCTAATATCATCAAACAGGTTTAACTGGGTTATATGTGTCTTTTTTTTCATAATTCACCGTAATTGCATATAATTATAAAGATGAATGACTTTATATCAATTAAAGAAATTATTTTAATTCCATTTTAATATTATTAACTGTAAGTTATTCCACGAGATTTATTGTAAAAAATAAATACAGGAAACCATAAACCCATAAAGCAATAAAACCATATGAGAAAAATTTGTATTTCATTGAGCAAAGGTGGCGTTGGAAAAACTACATGTTGTGTTTCCATAGCTCACGGATTGTCTATTTTAGGTCATAAAGTATTATTAATTGATACGGATGACCAAGGGCAGGATTCATACCTATTAGGTATTAAAACTAAATTTAGTTTATCTAATTTTTTAAACGGTGAGGTTTCTTTAGATGAAGCAATTTATAAAGCTCGAGAAAATTTGTATGTCTTAAGCGGAGATAGGTCTTTAGCTGGTGTGAAGAGATTTATAGGAAATAAAGATTTTGGAGCCGAGAGGACTTTAAAAGATGCCCTTGAACCTATCGAAAATCAGTTTGACTATGTTTTAATCGATACTTCTCCTTCTTGGGATACACTTACAATAAATGCCCTCTTTTACTGTAACGAGATATTAATACCGGTTTCTTTAGAAGCTCTTAGTTTTAGTAGTCTTGTAGATTTCATGAAAAGAATAACTGAAATAATCAAATTCAATCCTTCTTTAAAATGTAGTTACTTAGTTCCTACTTTTGAAGATGGAAGGGTAAAAAAATCTAAGGAAATTATGGATATACTTAAAAAACATTATGAAGATATTTTGTGCAATCCCATTAGATATTGTGCAAGACTTTCAGAGTCTGCGGCGTTCGGAAAAACAATATTTGAGTACTCACCTAATTCAAAAGCCGCTGAAGATTTTAATAAACTTATCACAAGGATTACATCAAAATGATACGAAAAGAAATGACAGATATTCTTACTTCTCTTATGGGTGATGGCAATAAAACAATAAAGCAAGAAAACCATAAAGAAATAAATACAGTAAACCATAAAGAAATAAATACAGTTAGCAATAAAGAAATAAAGCAAGAAAGCAATATAACAAGAAAGCAATATAGCAATAAAGCAATAGGAAAAGAGAAAGCTACATTTAATCTAAATAAGAAGGTTCTTAAAAATTTGGAAAAATGCTGGATTCAAATAAGAGATATTAGAGGGGATAAAAAAATTTCAAAAACGCATCTAGTTGAATTTGCATTAACTCAAACATTAGAGCAATTTAGGACAGGTAAGAAAGATGAGAGTATCTTTAACTTTATAGAGAATATGGAATAAAGCAATAAAGCTGGTTAGCAATAAAGAGAACAGACACGGCGGCATCAAGGATTTACCATGAAAATGAGAGGGTAAACCGTGCCTGTTCTACACTTTGGAAGCTGAAAATGAATATATGTCTTTACATATGATATATAACAGATATTTTATTTCAAGACGTAATCCGTTTTTATCCATTCTTTATAAGGAAGTAAATTACTTTTGCGAATTCTTTAAGTGCAAAAATTAGGGTAAGCGTTAGTAAAAACCACTGTAATTTACATAGTAGTTTAGGCTCTTTGCATCGGGTAATTTTTTTGGATGTACGCACGTAATTCCTCTTGGTTAATGTTTTCATTATTACGAATTTTTCTTTCTGCTTCTAAACCTTTTTGATGGGTATGCGTTTCATGATATATTTCAAATATTTCTTTTGCTACCTCTGCAGCATGAATCAATGCATTAGTAGGGATAAATTTTGTTGAGTCGTTCTCATTGTTTAAGAATTTTATCTTATTTCTTTTTATCTCTACTGCATAGGAGTAAACATTATCGCTAAGTTCAGGGAACTGAATTAATCCTATGATCTTAACAATTGGACAAGATTCTTCTATAGACTCTTCTTGAGTTATATAGCATTCATCTACTATAGATTCCGTAACTTCCATCATTTCTCCTTAAATTAATTCTTTTCTTCTTTTTTTACTGAGAATTTCATATCTGGATTATTTAGCATTTCTTCCCATAGGCTTTTGGCTGTTTTATCTTTCGAGTAAACTTTAGTCATTTTAATTATTTCAAAAGGTTCCAATAAATATTCTATATTTCCAACATTATCTTTCTCAATATAGACTGTTGATTTCGTCATGTCTCCATTAGAAAATACCATTCTAGTAATGGCTTTGAACTTTTCATCTTCTTCAACAAATAAAACGGCTACATCTATATAACGTCTGAAGTTTGAGTTCATGTTTATCTCTTTAATTGTAATTATACCACTCGCATAGAAGTGGTATTTCCACTTAGGATTTCCAAGATTAAATGTTGCGCTTTCATCGTTAGGAAATGTAACGTCCTCTAGTGAAATTTCTGAGTTTTTATCCATTTTCTCTCCTTAAGTTAGTTCTTCACTTTATCTTTTCTGAGCCATTTGGTAACAATTCCACCTTTTTCCCAATATCCTTTATGAAACTGTATATCTTCTTCTATAAATGGACTAGTGATAAACGGTTTACCTTTATAACCACCAGATTTGAAACAAAATTCATTGTTTACATAATGCTTAACAACAAGAATTCTTTCAAATAGTGGAGGTTGGTTGTCTTCTACTTTGACCCATTTCATGTTTGATTATATTTTGGTAGTTCTGATAACGGCATCCAATGAGTTGGGGGCATCCATGAACCGTAATTGTCCTTGAAAACCCACCCTCTACTATGATATAAACCTGTCCCCCATGATTTCCAGTCGTTTTCTAAAATGTTAATCCATATATTTTTTGGAGGTGGAATTTCGCTAATTTTATTCCATTTCATTTTTATCACTCTATATTAATTTTTTCACCTTCAAAGTCTGTATAGACTCAATT